ACCAATTAACCTTGCTTCTGGTTTTGAAGCATCAAACTTATGTGTAACTGTTGATATTAATAAACCATCAGGCACAGATGTTAAGGTTTACTATAAGACTTTACCGACTGAGAAGACGACTCCGATCTCTGATGAAAATTGGGTAGAGATGAACCTTGAATCTGCAGTCGCTTCATCATTATCTAATTATGACTTTAGAGAGCATAGATACTTCCCAACTGGAGCGTTTAATTCATTTGGAGTACCACAAGATAATCCAATCTCTCCAAGATTCAATACATTCCAAATTAAGATCGTCATGTTATCTTCATCAGAAGCTAATACGCCGAGATTGAGAGACCTACGTATTATTGCATTGGATAGCTAATGAAACTTAAAGTTGAAAATGAGAGTTTAGTTAGAGATACAACTACTAATGCTATCTTAGAGACTGATGTTTCTAAGCTGCATAAGCATCGCGCCATAAAAAGCGCGCTTGCTGAAAGAGAAAACAAAATAGATTATTTGATTGAAAAAATAAATAACCTAGAAAATATCATTAATAGGATAACAAATGGCAACACTAACACTTAGACTTGGCGCTACAGGTGCAACAGGAGTTAAAAATGCTCCTCTTACTAATGCAGAGATAGATGATAACTTTAAGAATCTTAATACGGATATACAGAGTCGTGTATTAACTACAGATTATGAAGACAGCGATGTCCTAAATAAAATTAAGAATGTTGATGGCACAGGATCAGGTTTAGATGCAGACTTATTAGATGGATTAAATGCTGTATCTGGAGCTACTGGTCCTAGTATAGTATCTCGAGATTCATCTGGTAACTTTGCTGCTAATCAAATTACAGCATCGCAGTTTATTGGTCCATTATATTTGGGTACATCAGATACAATAGTATTTGAAGGATCGACAGCGGATGGGTTTGAAACTACATTAACAGTCGCAGATCCAACAGCTGATAGGACTATTACTCTCCCTAATGTTACAGGTACTGTAGTCACCACTGGTGACACTGGTTCAGTAACTAATACGATGCTTGCGGGTTCAATCGCTAATGCTAAGTTAGCTAATAGTGCTGTTACTATTGATGGTAATTCTGTTTCTCTTGGTGCTTCAATTACACCAGGATTTGGTGCAGTGTCTGGAAATAATACATGGACTGGTACTCAAACATTTAGAGATAATAGATTTTTATTAACAGATGATGTTGATAATACAAAAGTAATGGCTTTACAGTTATCAAACATCTCTACGGGTACAACAAGAACACTTACTGTTCCTAATGAATCTGGAACTTTAGCTACACAAAGTTATGTGCAAACCACAGGACAAAACTCACAAGGAGCTAAGACTATTTCATCTTCTACCCCATCCGGTGGAAGTTCAGGCGACATTTGGTATAGGATTTAATAATGCCAGTTTATGTGAATAATTCTGGCACATGGACATTATCTAAAGAGGTATATGTCAATGATGGTGGGACATGGAAAGAACCGCAAGAGGTTTATATCAATGATGGTGGTACTTGGAAACTAGTACACAAAGTCATTTATATTACTTCTAATACATCTAACTTGAATTTATATAGTTATGTTGGTTCTCCATCTACATCATTAAGATTAAAAGCTGTTGTTAATAGTGGAGTTACAATCTCTGCTAGTAATAGTTCTACTCCTGCATTTACTATTGGCAGTTTTCCAACAGGATCAGAAATATTAGTAATTAATAATGGACTAATTACTGGTGCTGGTGGTGCTGGTGGTGCTGGTGCAAATTATGGTGGAAGTGCAGCAGCTGGAAATACTGGAGGTACTGCATTAAGTACTGCTGTAGCCATAACTGTACAAAATAATGGACAGATCTACGGCGGTGGCGGTGGTGGCGGTGGTGGTGGCTACACCGATGTTGGTTTAGGTTCAGGTAAATCATATAGAGTTTATTCTGTTGCAGGCTCAGGAGGTGGCGGTGGTGCCGGTATCACAGCAGGAACTGGTGGAGCTGGCGGCGGTGGAGCAAGTTATAATGGTGGAACTGGTGCTGGTGGCACTTCCACTGCAGGTGGCGGAGGTGGTATCGCTGATTATTCACCAGCTGGTGGGTCGGGAGGCAGTATTGGTAATAACGGTGCAGCAGGTACTGGCGGTACAAACGTTGGTGCAGCAGGAAGCGCTGGATTCTATATTGTAGGAAATTCATTAGTTACATGGGAAACATTAGGCACAGTAGCAGGTCGTGTAGGATAAAAGGAAAATAAAATGGCAATATTAAATTTAAAAGTAGTTGGTGCAGAAGGCGACTCAGTCTTAATTAAATATGCGACTGAAAATTCAGCCAAACCAATTGATGAATATGACGCAGTAGCTTATCAACCTAGAGCTTTAGGGTATTCTACATTAGAAGAATTCATTGAAGGTATTAAGCCAGCTTTGTTAAATCAAGCTATCTACAGAGATAACTTAGAAAAAGTACCAGCAGACTTAGATGTATCTGCATGGATAGGACATGAAAGTACTCATGCTTATGAACCACCACATAATCCAAGTTTGGTTCAAGCTAATGATGCATTAAAGGAACCTGAAGTGGCGATATGATAAACAATGACGTAAATGCGGGAAACTTCATTTACTGCATGACTCATTGGGGACCATATGAAAATAAGTCAATACATAATGTAGGAAATGGATTATATCATCAATACACTTATTTAATTGATGGTAATTTAGAATTAGAATTTAGAGATACGCCAGATGGTGAAGTGGTTCATCGTTTGGATAGTAAAATATCTAGTCAAAAATTTTTAGATCATAGTACATTGCCAAAGTATGAGACGGTAATTACTGGATCAGATGGTACGACAGCTATGTTCTTTAACCCTATAGCTGAGACCAGACTTCTCGATGTAGAGATACATAAAGAAGGTACTTACACGATTGGTTTACAAGATAAAAGAGTTACAATTGTTTGCATACAACATCATGTTATTGCAAATGGTCATAAGTTAATAGCAATGCAACACGCTGTAGTATTTCCAGGTAAGACAGCTGAATTAGTGGTACCAGAACATGGAGTATGTGCAATAGTTAGTTACTCAGACGATTTAGATAACCTACTAACATTTGATAGTAGATATTAAACAGGAATAAAAAATGGCAGATTTAACACTACGAAGTATTAAAGGATCACCTCTAACAATCACAGAGGTAGATGATAACTTTACAGCATTAAATACAGATGTTGGTACTAGATTATTGTCTTCATCTTATACAGCAGCTGATGTATTAACTAAGATTAAAACGGTTGATGGCACAGGATCAGGTTTAGATGCAGACTTATTAGATGGATTAAGCTCATCATCTGCTAACACAAATTCTACTATCGTAGCAAGAGATTCATCTGGAAACTTTGCTGCAGCACAAATAACAGCTACTACGTTTGTAGGTTCTTTAGTAGTACCTACGACAGGTTCTATCTCTCTTTCTGGTTCTAGTTCAGGTACAATAACTTTAAATGCGCCTTCTTCTGCAGGTACAAATACTATTACATTTCCTGCATCTACAGGAACTCTTATTACTGATGGAGGTGTAGGTGTAATTACTAACAATATGTTAGCTGGATCTATCACTAATGCTAAACTAGTGAATAATTCAATTACCATTGATGGTAATGCTGTAGCTCTTGGTGGATCTGTATCGATAACCGGAGCAGATCTTACATGGACTGGATCACAAACATTTAGAGATAATAAGTTTACAATTACTGACGATACTGATACTAGCAAAAAATTAGCACTACAAATTTCTGGTATTAGTACTGGATCTACAAGAACTTTATCTGCACCTGATGCAGATGGTACTATAGCAACTAGAGAATATGTAGCAAGTGGAGCTGGTGCCGGATCATTTACTACTCTATCCACTAACTCATTGATTACAGCTGGCGAGAAGACTACTGTATCAGCTACTGCATCTACCGGAACAATACAATATGACTTATTAACACAAAGTATACTTTACTATACTTCTAATGCTACTGGTAACTGGACATTAAACTTAAGAGGTAACGGTTCGACTACATTGAATAGCGTGATGGCTATAGGTGAAACTAGGACTATTACATTTTTAGCTACACAAGGTAGTACAGCATACTATCAATCAGGTTTAACTATTGATGGTTCTTCTGTAACTCCTAAATGGCAAAACGGTGTAACTGTAACTTCCGGTAATACAAATGGCATAGATGTATACACTCTTGCTATAGTTAAAACTGCATCTAGTACATTTACAGTTTTGGAATCATCAACTAAGTTTGCTTAAGGATTGAGATGCCATTAATAACTGCAGGAGCATTGTCAGCTAGAGCATTTGGATTCGCTGGTAGAGGTATTGTTACATTATCTACAGGATCAGTGCAAGAGATCAGTGCTACTAGTTTAGGAAGTAGATCAGCAACGATTACTTTAGCTGATGGTAACATAGTGACTGGATCTTATATCCACTCCAATAATAATCAAGCACTACGTTATAGATCATTTACCGTACAAAATTCTAATGCTGTTTATGGATCACAACAAACATACTCTAGGGGAACTTGTGGTGGAGAAACAATTGCTTTAAGTTTAGCTGCAGGCAATATTATTAGTGGCAGACAGATGGCACATGCTGAAGACGGCACAAATTCATATACTGGTAGCATAAATTTATACTACAAGACACTTACACTATCATACTATAATACACTAGTATGGGGTGGTGAAACGACAACATCAGTAGTTCAATCTGGAACTTGGGTAGATATACCTGGAACTGAAGTAACAAAAGGATCTGCAGTAAATATATGCACCGGTCAGAGCTACTTTGTTGGTGGCGGTGCGTGTGGACGTATGTCATATTCTAGTATAAACCATTTCTTATACTATAGATCATTTACTGTTTCTTAATATGTACGTTTTATATGATAAACAGACTGGATTTGTAAGAGTTACATGTACTGAGAATCCGATAATGAGCTGTAAGTTAGTACCAAATTGGCAGAAAAACTATGTATTAGAAGAGTTTCCATACTCTGATATGATATATTTAAACGAATACTTTATTAAGGTTGAAAATAATAAAATAAAAGTTATAGGCAAGATAGAGGATTTAATGAATAAAAAGCTACAATATATGTATGATGGATTTAGTCCATTATTTGAAGGAGAATAATATGTTTGTCATAGCATGTAAAGAGACTGGTTGTGTAAAGTTAACTTGTACAGAAGATCCAAGGAATATCATGGAATTAAGTCATGACTTTAATGAACACTTTGATGTGTTAGAATTTAATGATAATAATGATTATACTGGTAAACATTTAAAAATAATCAGGGGGTCTCTATCAGATCTAGGATATATAAAAGATATAGAAAGTATAGTGGCAGAAGATTGTAATAAATGTCCACCATTAACATATAAATAATACTTATGGCAGCTATAACCAATTTTTACATAGACACTGGATCCACTTTTGGAGCAGTAATTACAGTCAAAGG